TGACATAGTTGAGAGGAGCATATTGGAATTTGAATATCACGTGGACATGGCACGTTGGATGGGTTATGGGAAGACATGGCACGACGGTTGTAAGATAAACGTGCATATATCCGGCAGGGAAGGTCCACAAGGCATCATAAAAGTATTGCCCAGACTGTCACCGGAAGCAAGGAATTTGATCACCATAGAGAATGACGAGATGAGTCATGGACTGGAAAAGAGCCTGGAACTGGAAAAACACATTGCACTTGTCATGGACATACATCATCATTGGATCAGGGACGAAGAATACATAGAACCCACTGACGACAGGGTCAAAAGGGTGATAGACTCATGGCGTGGTGTGAGACCCACTATGCACTACTCGTATTCCAGAGACGAGGCACTGGCTCCTGCTGAGTTGGGAGAAAAAACACATACCGAGATGCATGATATCAAGATGTTGTTGGAACGTGGTTGCAAGAAACAGAAACTGCGGGCACACTCGGACCTATTACCAAATCGTAAGGTAAATGATTGGGCATTGTCATTTTCAGAAAACTTTGACATACAGACCGAGGCCAAGGGCAAGAACATGGCCGCTGAACAATTATATAACCAATCAATGGGTATTGAACAATAACAGATATTATTGTACAATAATATTGTTATGAAGAAAAATAAAGGACACTACCTAGGACGTTTCCGATATCATATCTCCATCAATGACAACGGTGTTCCGGGAGAATGCATGAATTGGTGTGAAAAAAATTGCAAGGGCAAATGGGGATGGTTCTTTGAACCCATCAATATCAAGAATGATGAACACTTTGGCAAAACATTTCATGAATGGAATTACGAAGATCAGGAAGCATTCATGTCTTTCACACACAAAAGAGATGCCGTGCGTTTTTGGTTTGAAAATATCAAAGTCATGTCCGAACAAAAAGGATAATTACTAGCATGGAACCATTTATTTTAACGGATACCGCGAAGGCACAGATGCAAAAGTTGTTGGACAAAAACCCAGACAAGTATGCTGTGCGACTGAGTGTGATGGGTGGTGGTTGTGCAGGATTCAAGTACGAATGGGGATTTTTCGACACGGCCGAGGATGTCGATCCCGAAGACCATATCATAACTTGGGAGAACGGAAAGTTCGGTGTTGATTCAACCAGTATGATGTATGTGATAGGCACGACCATTGATTGGAAAGAAGAAGTGTTTGGTTCTCAGTTTGAAATCAGCAATCCCAATGCATCAGCCGGTTGTGGTTGTGGGGAATCATTTGGATTCTAATGGACACAGCATACGTCATAGGCAATGGCGAGAGTAGATTAATATATCCCATCAACAACATAAAAGGCAAAGGATTCATATATGGTTGCAATGCCATCTATAGGGATCATGCTGATCTGTGTGATAGAATAGTGGCGGTCAATGGACCCATGCATGACGAACTTGTGGAAGCAAAGAAACAGGGTAAGATATCTTCCAGAACAGAATTAATCGGAATCAACGACATATCCAAATGGAACTACGTCATGGACAACGAACCCGCCGACACACTGCCGAAAAAATTAAAGATTTATAGATTATGGACCAGCATTAACAAAAAAACAGGCAAAGTCAAGCACAAGGATTTCTGTGATCACAAGGGCAGTGGATGTTCCGCGGTGCTACACGCGGCAGAAAACGGTTTTAAAAATATTGTGATTATCGGATTTGACATATTGGGAGCAAGGCAATGGGAGATGCCTGAAAACGAATTAAGCAATCTACAGAACAATGTGTACAAAAACAGTGTGAATTATGATGATCGAGACAGCATGAAAGCCTACCTTAAATTTGAATGGTTGTTCCATCTCACACAGACCTTTAGGAAATTTCCCAACACCAATTTCTATTACATAAATCGCAAAGAATATGTGGAATCAAACAATCTACTCAAAGACTATTTTGCCCATGCTCCTGACAATGTAAAAATTGGAATATATGCTGATCTACAAAGGATTGTGGACGGAAAAATAAACGAGATCTCCTGGAAAAATAATATCTAGGTCTTGGGTATGTCACCTATCGAGTGCGTCGAACTGGCATCTGTTCTATAGATCTTACGCATTTTGACACTTATTGATTGAGCATATTTCTTTGCATCACAGAAGGAACACACGTGTTTGTAATCGTTTGTGGCCCTCATAGGATCAACTTTTGCCCGGGGTCTCAGAAAAGTGACCCCACAACAATCGCACTTGAAGACGTACACAGTGTTCTTCCTTTTGAATGTGTGGTATATGCCAAGTTTGCTTTGGCGTTCGTACAAACGGATTGTTTTCAGTGTTTCTAGGAACATAATGGTTCATAGATATTTAATAAATACATACAAAAATAATATGGCCAGATTAACGATAGACACAGGAACACAAGGAAATCCAGCAACAGGTGATTCACTGCGAACTGCTTTCACGAAAGTGAACAGCAATTTTGAGGAACTGTTTGCTAGATCTGTAGCAAAAACACCAGCGGCTGTCGGTGTTGAGGGAGATGTTGCAGGGCAACTTGCATATGATTCCACAAACCTTTATGTGTGTACTGCTAACTACGATGGATCAACGGTCATATGGAAAAAATTAGTATTACAATCGATATAAAATGACAAGAGAAATTATCAACATAGGAACTAACGCAAACGACGGCACAGGTGATGATTTACGTCTTGCTATGCAGAAAGTCAACAGCAACTTCCAGGAGTTGTACGCAACCAATGAATTGGAAGAGGACACATCACCCAAACTGGCCGGTAACTTAGACGTACAGACACACTCTATTATCACAACTGCTACCAACGGGGATATTGTTTTAACTCCCAACGGTACAGGTGCTGTCAAGGCCGACGCTATCAGCATAAGCGGAACTACTATCAGTTCAGATGATTCATCTTTGATAACACTGAACGAAGATGTCAACATCACCGGAACATTAACAGTCGACGGTGCTGTCACATCAACAGGAAATTTCACAGCATCCAATTTGATCACGAATAACATTTCATCAGATGATTCCACTGCTGTACAAATAAATGACGGCTTAAATATTTCTGGAACACTAGGTGTTAACAATATCGACACCAACTTTATTTCATCCAGTGATTCCACACACATCCAGTTCGGCAACGGTATCAATGTTGCGGGCAGAGTGAGTGCTGACACTTTAGATGTCAACACCATTTATTCGGGAGATTCCACAGCAGTGGTGATCGACGATGGATTGATAGTGAATGGCACAACCAGAATATCAGGATTTACTTTTCCAACAACAGATGGTATTTCAGGACAAGTGTTACAAACCAACGGCAACGGAGAATTATCGTTCGTCTCATTGGGCGGAGGTAGCGGTGGAGCAACTCTGACATTTGTTGGTGACGATTCCACAGGAACTGTGTTGAACAACAGTCGAACTTTTACCTTTGCTGGTGGCACAAATATTTCAACATCAGTGCTGGGAGACACACTAACAATCACAGGTCCAAATCTAACAAATTATTTAAACAGCACCGATGTCACAGTTTCTGGCAACACGATTTCAACGACCCAATCAAATTCAAATTTAGAACTGTCGGCCAACGGCACGGGCTCAGTGAACGTCAATTCAAAATTAACAGTCACTGACATTGAGACAGCCGATTCATCTGCCGTGAACATCAACGCTCCATTGAGAGTAGACACACTGGGCGATGAACAAAATGTTATGTATGTTGGCAGTGACAAAAACATCGCATCATCAAACTTATTGAAAGTTGATGTGGCAAACAACAGGATAGGTATAGGACATTTAAATTCTTCTCCTGAAGTGAGACTAGACATAGTGGGTTCTGGAGCATCTAACACTGCTCAAATAAGGATGACACAGTCATTCTCTGACACTGATGGTCCAAACATTGGTTTGAGGAAGACCAGAGGAACATATAACAGTCCTGAAATAGTGCAGGCAGGCGATGACCTAGGTAAACTTCATTCCTTGGGATATGTCACAGGCCCAGACGGTAGTACCACAACATACCTTGAAACTGGTCAATTATACTGGACAGCAACATCATCAGAAGGCGACAGTCGATTCAGAATTGATACTGGATCAGCAGGTTCACTAGTCAACAGATTTGAAATCGCAGACACCGGTGCTATTACATTCAACCAGGCATACACATTCCCATCCACTGACGGTACGGGCAATCAAGTGCTTGTCACAGACGGATCAGGCACATTGGCCTTTGCTGATATCAGCAGTGTGTTTACACCTTCAATAAAATTTGGAGATACTACATCATCAACTATAGAAATCACCAACGGAAATGTATTAAACTTGAAAGGCGCGGGTGGTATTACTGCCACGGTAGCGGGTGACACTTTAACTATAGACGGAACAGGAGTTGTTGCATCAACAGATATAGGTCTTTTAAAAGTAGACGGCACAACTATCACTCCAGCGGCATCGAACGGCAACATACAATTAAATTCAAACGGTACTGGACAATTAAATTTCTTATCCGGCGGTGACATAACTTTAAATCCTGTAAACGGTGTATTCAAATTGTTTGAAGGATGGGCCACAGCATACACAGATGTAAACACCCAATCAAGATACAATTTTGGATTATCATCATTTGATTCTCTTGTATTTGATCTTTCAACCAACACACAAAGAATGAACACCAACAGCATTGGAGCCAGAGTTACCCTATCAGGAACTGACCCAGGAAATGTGTCGGAAATACAATGGAAAGGTTTACGATCAGAATTGATCACTGACGTGGCTGGCGGTAGTGTAACGAGTACAACATCGGGTCTAATGACAGGTGGTGGCGGTGCTTTACAGGCGGCGAAACTTTTCAGGAATTCCACATCAAGTGCCTCGACACTGACAGAATCAACAACTGCTAGTGCCATATCGAGATTCCTACATACTTCTGCACAGGGCAGTATAACAATCACAGATTACAGTGACATGGTCACGAATATAGATTTGGGTATCGAGGATGGTACCACAACTATTACCAACCACTACGGTTTTATTACGGCAGGAAGCAGAAAGTCCAACGCCAGTGCCACTGCCACGATAACAAACGAATATTCTTTTTATGCAAAAGATCAAACCATAGCAACAAATCCATATGGTGTGTACATTGAAAACACCAACTGGAAAAACTATTTGGGCGGAGTTGAATTGCACTCAGGCAGTGTAAAAACTATTGATAGCAATTTAGATCTTACCCTTTCTGCCAATGGTTCTGGAGTAATTAAACTTGCCGATTCTGTAGAAATAAACGGTGCTTATACACTGCCAACAGCAGACGGCGATGCTGGACAATTTGTCACAACAGACGGTTCAGGTAACTTGTCATTTGCTACTGTGATTTCAGAGATCACGTTTGTTGGCGATGATTCAACTGGCACGACTGTAAACACTGGAGAAACATTCAAGATAGCAGGAGGCACTAATATAACAACTGCGGTGTCGGGAGATACTTTAACTATAACAGGTCCTGATCTAAGTTCATATGCAACACAGGCATACGTGGACGCCAGAGATATCGGCGACCTATCAATATCAGGATCAACTATTTCATCACCTTCAAACGCAAATCTAACTTTAAACAGTTCAAATGGTTCAGTTGTTATCGAAGGAATCACTGTGGAAGGATCAACTATATCATCAACAGATTCATCACAGATCTTGATCAACGACGGTGTGAGAATAACAGGAGAGTTGACAGCACCTAGTCTGGTAACAAACACAATCACAAGTTCAGATTCAACTGAAGTGGTAATAAATGATGGCGTGAGAGTGACTGGCACACTGACTGCTGGCACTATCGTGGCATCAACTATCTCACCACCAGATTCAATTTCAGGCAGTTACACGATAACGTCACCAACAACAATAACATTGAGTCCAACAGAAGAAACATTAAACACTGCACCTATGACATTGTACAGCAGAACAGTATCACAGTTATCATCTTTAACTGCGACAACAGGTGCCATGGTATTCTGTACAGATGAGTCGGGCGGATCAGTTCCGGCTTTCTTTGATGGAACCAATTGGAGAAGGGTCACCGATAGAGCAGTGGTGTCGTAATAAACCATGGCTGAATATATCGTTACAGTAAACAAAGGAGTTGATTGGCAACAGTTGCACACTGAATTGACCACAGACACCAGCGGTTCTCCCATCGCAAATATTCCAGATCGAGCAGTCACAGTGGTCAAACTAAGACCAACCAACAATAGAATAACACACTACGATTTAACTGACGAAGAAGCCGACGCATTAAAAAATAACGGTAGAGTTATGTCTGTTGAACCAGCAGGATTGGGATTCCTCACAACAGATAAAATACAGGACGGAAATTTTAGTAAAGCATCCAACGCCTCGGGTGAACAACAGAACTGGGGATTGCTAAGGCACACTTCTGCCACCAACATTTATTCCACATCACTCAACGATCCAGGCGGCACCTACAACTATGTGATGGATGGAACTGGTGTTGATGTTGTGATAATGGACACGGGCATACAAGCAGATCATCCTGAATTTCAAGATGCTCAAGGAGTTTCCAGAGTAAAACAGATAGATTGGTTTGCTGAATCCGGTGTATCAGGAACCATGCCTGCTAATCATTACACAGATATAGACGGTCACGGAACTCACGTGGCATCGACTGTTGCAGGAAAAACATTTGGTTGGGCCAAGAACGCAGACATTTATGTACAAACTATTTTAGGTAATGACACTAACGAATTATCTATTGCTGATGCATTTGATACTTTATTAGGATGGCACAATGCAAAAACAAACGGAAGACCCACAGTGGTCAACATGAGTTGGGGATATGCATTATATCTAAATACAAATGTGTCACCAAACACCATTGTTGATAATAATCTTCAAGTATATGCCACACTAACCGGTGGATCGTATAGAGGAGATTCTCCCTATAATAATGCTCCACACACACTAACTGAAAGAGCAGATTTAATTTCAAAAGGAGTTACTGGAAGAAATGCCGGTAGCGGTTATTATCAAATACCTTTAGTGGTAAACAGCACAGACACATCTGTTGAACAACTAACCGATGCAGGAATATTTGTGTGTATCGCGGCAGGCAACAATTCAATGAAACAGGATGTAGAAAACGGAGATGACTACAACAATTATGTTTCGTATTCAGGACTCTACACAGGCAATGGATATTACAACAGAGGATCATCACCTAGGCTGGGATCCAATCCAGGATTCAATGTTGGATCTATTGGTAGCCAGTCACCATCAACCACACAAGACGAAAAAGCAGGATATAGCGATGGTGGTCCCGCAGTCAACATCTATGCGGCAGGATCAAACATAATAGGTGCTTGTAGCAATACTGCACCAAATTTTGCAGGTACTCGACGAGTGTATTATTTGAACAACAGTTTCTATCAAATGAATATCAATGGAACCAGTATGGCATCACCGCAAGTAGCAGGTATGGCGGCTTGTTTATTACAGGTGCATCCAACGTGGACACCTACTCAAGTTGTTAATTGGTTCCAAAACAATGCCACAAACAAGATTTACACAACAGGAAATGCAGACGATTACACAGTGACCAACTCTCTATGGGGCAGTGAACAGCGATTGGCCTATTTCAAACTGTCAAGTTCAAAACCTTTCCAATATATTGCTAGTTAAGTCACATTAGGTTTATAAAAATACAGATAAATAATTGCGATGGCAAAACAAACGATCAACATAGGAACAACAGCAAATGACGGAACAGGTGATCCGTTAAGAACTGCCTTTACGAAAATCAACGAAAATTTCACAGAACTGTATGGTGCTGACAACGAAGCCAACACACTGCAAACTGAAACAACACCAAAATTGGGTGGTGATTTAGATCTTAATGGACAAAAAATAGTCACAACAAGATCAAATGAGAGTATCATACTGGATCCTGCAGG